CCTTCGCGTCGGGCTTCACGATGATTCGATCACGGACCGGAATGATGCTCTGCGGATTCATGTGTTGCTCCAATCCCACCCCCCCGTCCCTCCCCACCCCCGCCCAGCCTTCGCCATCCGCCCCCGACAGTCGCTTACATCGCCATCGCCATATCAGCCGGCGCCCCCGCGCCGCCGAACCCCGATCCCCGACCCATCGACGCGGCGCCGCCGAACATCCGGCCGGCCCCGCCATAACTCGAGATCAGCATGTCTCGATCGCCTCCCATCCCGCCATCCCCCGCCCCGCCGGACCCCTTCTGCAGCATCCCCGCGAACATCGGCGACGGCTGACCCGGCAGCGCACCCGGCAGGCCCGCCATCTGCGCCGCCATGTCCGGTTCCGCGAAGTCCGCCCAGTCCTCGTCATTGAACGCGTCCCCGAGCTTCGTGAACATGTCCTTCCAGCGGACATACGGCATCGTCGGCATCACCTGGGCCATCTTGAGCGCCAGACCCATCGCCTCGATGAACTGCTGTTTCGCGACGCCCTGGCCGACATAGTCCATCGAGAACGGCTCGATCGTGAACACCATGTCATCGGGATCGATCGTGTACCCAGACTCCTGAGCGATCGGGCTCGTCGGGTCCGCCGCCCCGCCGACGAACGCCGCGGGGCCCTGCACGCCCATCTCCATCGCCGCTTGCTCGTCGAGGTCGAAGACGATCCGATCGTCCTTGAGCATGTACCACCCGACCGTCTGGTACACCTTCGCGAGCGCCTGTGTGTGACGTTGCTTGAGGTAGGCGATCCGCACACTCGATGCCTCGTCGGCGATCGCGTTCTCAGTGGCCGTCCCGCCCGCGACATTCCCCCGCTTCGCGTCGCTCATCCCAGATGATCGATCCAGCCGATCCCGCAGCACCGCAAGTTGCTGGATCTGCTGCGCCGTCAAGCCGCCCATCTCAATCTGGATCACGTTGTCGCGGTTCAGGCCCTTGATGGGGATGACGAACTGATCCGGGCGCTTCAGCATCTGCGCCAACTGCGGATGCGACGCGTCGACCAGAACCAGCCGCTTGTACTCCGCCATCGCCTTCGACGCCGCCACCGCGTGAGCGTTGAGCTCGTCGACGCGGCCCTTGCACATCGTCAGCGGTCCCAGCGGCCACGGCGAATCCGGGACGCCATACGCGCCCGCCAGCTGGTAGTTTCCCCAGCGCGGACAGAACGCCGGCCTCGGTGTCCGCACCCAGTCATCGACCCCGCGGGTCCCCTGCCCGTTGACGATCGTGTAGATCGTCCCGTGGTACCCCTCTTCCTGACCAGGGGCGCCGGGGACATACGAATCCGGGACCCATAGCCGAGCGACCCGGAACTCCTCACGGTCCGGGGCCTCGTCCACGTCCTGACGCCAGTCGAAGTCCTGCGTCGTCTCAAGGTCTTCAAGGGCGCCGACGTCCCACCCGAGGTCCGGGCGCTGCGTCGCCAACTCAATGAGCGCCTCTTTCTCGACCGCGTACTCGTGCCCCAGCCACCGAGCTCCGCGGAAGAAACCGCAGAGGGGGTCCATCAGGAACTGACGCTGGCTCAGCCGCTGCACCTTCGGCCATCGCGGACGCGCCGCCGAGTCCATGTCGGTCCCCGGTTGCGGCTCGACCGTGATGAAGTACACGCCATAGTTGAACAGGTAGTCCCTCACGACCTCCTGAATCACCTCGGCAAGGTTCACGTCCGCCGACCACTGGTTCAGCCCGAACCGGAGCGCGATCGCCTCTTGCCGACCCGGACCAGGACGCCGGCAGCGCACCCGCACCCGCGGCTCGCTGAACGCCAGCTTCGGCAGCATCAGCGCCACATAGTCGCCCTCGTGGTTCTCGGGCGCGAAGTCGCACTCCTCGAACCCGTTGTAGTTCGACTGGTGGTACCGCTTGATCTGCTCATCAAACGACGCGAGATGCGAGTCGCGCATCTGAGACGCCGCCTCGATCTCCTTGATCAAACTCTCTGGTTCGCATTTCACGGCGTTCCCCCGACGATGGATGCCCGATCGAGCCTGTACGTGTCATCGGTCTTTGACACCGGATGGGTGGCCTTGGGCGCGTCGATCAGCAGACTCGGAGCCTTGCCGCGGGCCTTGCGGGTGACCAGGTCCCAGCAGAACCGGGCGCCGCCGATGATGACATCCTCGCCCTGGGTGACCTCGATGACGAGGAACACCGGGCTCTTGCGATCGACCGGCGGTCTGTCGTTGACCCCCGTCTCCACGCCTTCGGGCTTCTTGCCCGGCTCTCGCAGCTGGGGCGCATGCACCGGGGGCAGAGACGACGGATCCCGACCCAGCGACAGGCCAAGGCGCCTTCCCGCGACCTTCACGAACTCATCGGCTTTCAGGTGGTAGACCAGGGCCATCGGATGCCGCTACCTCCATCATCCCGAGCGGTCCCTCGCTCCAGGATCAAGAGTTCGTCAGGCACGTCCGACCCTCTGGTCGCTTCCGCGCTGTCCTGAGCGTCCGATCTCCGGATCGCTCGGGACGGGTGATACGCGTCGACGAATCGTACCGCGTACCTCATCGCATCGCAACCGTGATCGGCGCAACTGTCGTCTGTCTCATCATCAACGCCGCGGTTCGGTTTGACTTCACGCAGCACGTACGCCGGGATCTCCTCCTCCGTGCAGCACGGAAGAAACGACGCTTGAAGATCCCGGTCCCGCTCCTGCAGCCCTTCACGCACGAAGTAGATCCCGCCTCCGCGTCGCTCGCCGATCCGATGTGCACGGACCGACTCGTCCATCCGATCGCGGACCTGATTCAGGCTCGTGAGCTTGTTCCGCTTGTCGGCTCCGACAGCGGGGATCCCGGCCCTCCGATACAGGTCGATCGACGCCGGGTCCTCGCTGTCGCACACCACGCCCACGAGCGGAAGCTCCGACGTCATCGCCCGCACTTGGGAGATCCACCAATCAATCCCCTTGCCCGTGTGGTACACCTCGCGAACGCGGTACATGTCGCCGTCTTCGGTCACGCCCCACAGCTGGAAGCACCCAGGCGCCCTGAACCCCCAGTCCTGCGACCCAACCCACATCCGGAACGCCGGGGCCCCGTCAGCATCACGCGGAACGTCGTCCACGATGTGGATCGCCGTGTCGAAGGACTCCCACACCTGGCCTTCTGCGGCACACCACTTGCCATCCCGAAGCCGTGCGCGCCGAACGCCCGTCAACAGATCGAGACGAGCCTGATCGGAGTTCTCCCCCTCGGTCGTGAAGGCTGGGTTGTCCCGGTGACGCGTGACGATCCGCTCGATCTTCCCGTCGTTCGCCATGACGTTCGCCCAGAACGTCGGCTCGGCCGGGTTGCAGTCCATGATGATCTGGTGAATGAACTCCCCGGTCTTGTCTGGGTGGGGAACGTGCTTGTTGCGCATGGCCCTGTGGAACTGCTGATACTGGTCGTAGGTGACCCGACCGCCCGTCGATCGGGAACCCGTTACCTCGCAGATGTACACGATGTCCCACTCTGATCCGTACAGCCGGCCGGGGTCATTGAGGCCGCCTGTCACAATCTCCGACCCATTCGGGAGCCTGTAGTCGTGCCGGTTTCGGCGCGCGGCCCCCTGCAGCGCGAATCTTCCCAGCGGCCCCAGCGGGAGGATCTTGTTCTCGAACGTAGCAAGGACGGAGTCGGTGATCTGGGCCCGCGTCACGGCCCCGATCCACGCCTTCGCGCCCGGGTGCTTCGCGAGGGTGAACAGGATCTTCCAGAGGATGCCATAGCTCTTGCCGGTGTTCGCGGGCCCCTCGACGAGGATCACGGGCGCCTGGGAGACGAACAGCTTCGCCATGTTGCCGCGGGGGCGGTATTCCATCAGGGTGTCACCCCCAGCACCTTGCAACAGGCCAAGTACAGGGCTTCGGTGGGGTCGTCTTGCATGAACACCCAGCTTGAAATGGAATCCCATCCACCGAACCAGTTTGCTAGCCACCACACCGCCTTGTCGCGGATCAGGGCTGCGGCGGTATCGTCCGTGATCTCAAAAACCTGCTGCCCCCCGTCGCCGGCCAGATTCCAGCACTCGCCATCCTGAGGTCCGGGAAAACACAGATGGTCCGGCCTCAACTCCGGACACACCGCCCAGATCCGTTCCCAGCCTTCGACGTGTATCACTTGTCGCCCTCCAATATCACTTTGATCTCAAACGGACCGTCCGACCCGAGCTCGAGCTTGTCGCCGTACTTCTGACGGTTCAACCTCGACAGCAGGAACTTCAGCATGTCCTTACAGCCCCTCCTCGCCCGCTCCATCGCCACCCCCTCGAGCTCCTCCACCGCCTCGGCCACCGCATCGGCGCACTTCGCTTGGAACTCCTTGTCCTCACGCCACTTGTAGTACGCGGCACGGGAGACGCCAGCGGCCCGGCACGCCCTGGCGGGGACTCCAACCTCCGACAACGCCGCCAGGAACGCCGCTTGAAGCGGGGTCTCGGAATCGCGCCCACTTGCGCCAACGACGCGGCCCCGCTTTCCTGCGCTGGCCTTCGTCCTCGTGACCTTGTTGGTTCGTCGCTTTGCCATGGTCAATCGTTGGAGGGGTTGTTCTTTGCCGCTTCGAGGGCGGCGTTGGCGGTGGGGTTGTTCCGGATCTTCTTGCGTGTCGAGTTCATCGCCGTGCTGGTCTTGTTGATCCAAGCGAGCACCCGACCGATGTATCCGACCGCTGCCCGCGAATGGTGCATGTAGTTCCCTGATGTCATTCGATCAAGGAACCCCTTGGCGTCCACTAGATCGACACCCTTCGTTCCTGCAAAGTTGTCGTACCCGCAATGGCGTTCCACCGTGTC